AATGCACCATAAAGCAGGGCGCTATCAGCGTTTGTTCCTAGCCATGTGGTTGATGCTGTAACAATGCTCGCAGGCTTGTAAAAATAATTTAACCTGTACGCAGAAGTTGCGCTTGGTGACGGACCTAGTACAAAGTTTGTGCTGTCATAAATTGCGTAATGCTTAGGAAATCCTTTTACGGAATCATCAGGATAAGCCTGAGACATAAAGTTATAGTCTTTATTAATTAAAAAGACTTGATCGCTCGTTGAGTTGGTAACCTCAAACGAAAGCGGCGCCAAAAGATCTGACGGAAAGGTTAAATACTTGCTTGAAGTTGACAGGCTTCCTGTAGCTATTTTTCTGCTAACTGGAAGATTTACTGACCGATAAATACGATCTTCGGCTTGTTTTACAAACGTAGGAATATTGTCTACAAACGTTGTTTCTGTGTTATCGCAATAAGCCTTAATCGCTGCAACTAGCTCTGTATAGTTCATGTCGTAGAAATGGTTACAGTTCCAACGTGTGCTCGGACTGTGGTGCCGCCGTCTGTGTCAGCATTTCCGTTACCTACCGGGTTCCAAGCAAACAGCCCACGGCTTTCGGTCAACGATATGTCAGGTCTTGGATTCCTTAGAGATTGCGGGTCTGTGTAGTCCCCAAGCTTTCCTAAGAAGTTTTGTGGCTGGTCTGCATCCCACACATCTTTACCAACTAGTAAGCCAGTCTTTACACCCGCACGAAACTCAGGCTTTAAATCAGAAAGCTTGTACCTAAATCCGGTTCGATCACAAAACCCAAAAGCATGCTTGCCGTTTGCGTATCTGCCCATTAGACGCTCCCGTACCCGCCGGGCACAAACCTAACAGATGACCTGTCTCGGTCTTCTGACTGTGCTAGATCCCACTGAAACTCATACTCTGCCTTTAGGTCAGCCATTCTGTTGTTGGCTTGTGGATACTTCATGGACAGTTGGTACGCTAGACCAGCTACCATGCAGGGCAGGAAGCGAAACGGTGCATCCATTGTGTATTCACCGTCGTGACCCACATCCTGAACTCTCCGAAGCTTTTGATAAACAAACGTGTAGGCTTCATCAGGTGTGGGCCAAAAATAAGCAACCGGAGCAGCACGTTGCTTGTCAATGTAAATATTTACAGGTCTGCCAGATGTATTTTTATTCGGCAAACTTGAATATTGAGACACGCTAATGCGACTAAGCTGTTCGTCGTTTTGTGTAGCGCCGGACCCTGTTCTGATCCAATGCTCAATAATATCAATAGTATCAGTAGGCAGTGTCAGCGTAGCTGTGTCTGCTGTTAACGAGGTCGATACTTGCTCAACAGTCCAGAAATTTATGCCTCGGTTTGCCCACTCAATCGTTAATAGGTTTAACGAACGAGTAGCTGTCTTCAGGTCGTAGCCAGTACGAAGCTGAAGACCGCAGCGTTCAAATGCTTCTTCTGCAATCTCTGTAATGTCAAGATCAAATGTAGTAGTGCCAGAGGTGGCCATCTATCCTCCCTTGGGTTAACCGTATTTTTTTTCCAAGACGAGAATAATTGTGTACCTGTCACCGCTACTGTGACCAACAGTGGTAAAAAGAACGTCACCGTTCTTGCCTCCACCAGCATTGTTTGGCAGCGCTCCCATCTCTCTAAAGTCATAGTGCCCGGAACTGGAGTCAGACACAGTAAAGCATATAACGTTAGAGCTTGCGTTCCAAAGAATGTCAACAGACATGCCTTCTAGGGCATAAAATATTTGTTGAATTTTTACTTCAGAGCATGCGGCGCCGGTCGTCGATTGTGCGCTTAGAGCGGAAACGTCCACCTTTGCAACAGCAGACTCACCTGAACCATCTGAAATATTTGTAAACTTCATAACAGCGATTCTATCGCCGTCAGCAATTGTTTGTGATGTTACTGCATCAGCCATGTTATTTTCCCGGTGAGGAGACAGGGCCACCCACTCAAGGTGGGTGACCCCATCCGTTAATTAATCTTAGCTGTCTACAAACGGAGTAGCTAAGGTTCCGTCACCCATCAGGAAAGCTTCTACAAACCATGTCGTTGTGTTAACGCCAGTTAGTCTGATAAAACCACCAGTTAGCCAACCCTGCTCAACTTCACCTAGATCAATGATATCGTTGGAAGCTGACGGGTGGAAGTTGTCAGTCTCGCCAATTTGTCCTGTATCGAACAAAAACGCAGTTCCCAAAAAGCCATCGGTTCCATCGGTCGTAGCAGTTTTAATCTGCCCGGCGCCGGTAAACGTGGTTTCGACTAGGAACGTGTAAGTGATTCCAGCCGCTGGAGTTGGAAGCGTAACCACGATTCCTGCGGCACGGTTGAATCCGTACACGGTACCAGAGTCAGCAGCAGTCAGCGTCTTGGTTGCCGCAGTAATTGATTCGTAGTCACTAACGATGTTTGCGGCGCCAGTAAGCTTTAGCGTGCCGGTGCCCGAAACATTGCCGCTTGTGTCTACATCAAAGTTGGTTGTAAAGGCGCCAGTGCTTGTGCTTTTTGTTACCTGCTCAAGTCCACCCTCGGCCCGCACATTTCCACTAAAGGTTGTGTCAGCCACAATAATACCCTCTTACGAAAGGATTTGTTTTGGGGTCTTCGTAAGTGTCCGCCGGGGCAGTCGCCCAAAACTTTAATAAACCCGGAAATAATTTATATAATAAAAATGGGGCGAAGGCAGCGTTACCGCCACCCCCGCCCCAAATACTACTAAAGCGCTTAGGCTCCGGGCGATCCCCAGATTCCAAGCGGGTCCGAAACGCCGAAGCTGTAACGCTCACGCGCCTTGTAGCGAACGTTTCCGGTGTCAAAGTCACCGTCCATGCTCGTTTCCATTGCAACGCGAGTGAAGTGCTTCATTCCATTCGGAACATCGGTCAGCAGGAACCACGCATCTGTATCAGTTAGATAGTGGTTTACAACATGACCTTCGGGAACAACACCCATTACGCGAACTGCGTTAATGTCGTTGTCCGCCGTCCCCGGACGAAGTTCGCTGTCCAGAATGCGCTTAGCGACAAACTGAAGATCGGGCGGAATGATCATCTTGCGAGGACGCGAGGCGATCAATAGACCACGCTCATCCGTCCACTTAGCAATCTGAATAACCGCCGCTTCAAGCGAGGTTTCGTTGAGGTCAACCGCCGTTGCCGGACGGTTGGAGTTTTTACCACCGCTAACGAGCGGGTGACCGTCACCACCTGTGACGCCATCGCTCGACGCAGTGAAGAGGTTAACGCCGTCGCCACTCTGATAAGCGTTAGTGAATCCATTGTTAAGAGGGACCACTGCTTTAACCTGCTTCGTGTACGCCATGCCTCGTGCAAGCGCCTTGGTGTAACGAGCAGACAGAGAGTCATACAGGTTGTCCTCCATGGCCTCTTCGGTAATCGAAAAGCCCATAGCAATCGTTTCATGGTTGTACCGCGCCGTGAACGATTCTTGTGCTGCATCATAAGAAATGCCGCTGCCTTCCGGCTTAACCGGGGCAGAGCCAAAGCCCGAAAGCTTTACTTCTTCTTCAAAAGAACGATCCGAGTTTTCCGTCTCGTAGATCTCGGCATGCTCGTTGTCGTAACCAGCATACTCAAGACCAAACAAAGCGTTAAGTCCGGGTAGGAGTTCCTTGAGAAGTTGTGCGCGTGAAATAGCCATTGATCAATCTCCTTACAAGCCAGTGGCGTTGAGGTACTGGTGATTGGAGGCTGAGCCACTCGACGCTGCGTTAAACTTCACGATAACGTCGGGGTAGGCATCACTTGCAGTTGTGCCAACAGGGGCAAGGCTGTCCGGTCCGTCAACAAAGTCGAGAATCCGAAGAGGAAGCGTGTTCGTGGTTGCGGGCGTGTCGCCGTCCAAAGCATTCTTGGACTTGCCGATTGCCGTGCTACCAGCGGTTTGAACAACAGACGCATTAAGACCGCGATCTGTAGTGTTCAGTGCTTCATCAGCCTGCATTTGAAATACAACAAATGGGTCGTCAATAACGTAAGCCATCGCATCAGAGGCGACCGTAGACGCAGGCCACTGCGTATTAAAGGTCTTCTGATTGGTCGTGCT